TCGATGTCGGAGGCCGCGCCGCCGATGCCGTCGATATTCGAGAGGTTGGTGATGCGCTTGACTTCGGCGGGGGAAACGCCATTGTCAAGCAGGTAAAGCTGAGTGCCCTGCGTCTTCAGTTCGCCAGACATTGCTGCGTCTCCAGTCGGTCAAGTGATTTCTCATGCCCGGTTCGTCCAGAACGAGAAAGCGAGCATGACGACATAGAGTTTAGTCTCGAACTCCCACTCCGTAATCGGCGAGGACGTCGATTGTGCCACCCCATCGAGCGCGTCTCTGACCGCCTTGGCGACGGCTTCGGCTTGGGTTGAACTCCTACCGTAGCACCGAATATCGACAACCTGATGATCTATGCCAGGAGTGTCCCCGAGGTAGTTCTGCGGGAATCCGCTCGACATATCCCACACGACATATGGAGGCTCCGTCTTCTGCGGAGCGGCGTTAGCAAACAACTTGTCTGACACAAGCGCTGTCACTGCCGTTGCAGAAGAGAGCACACCATAAACGTCGGGGAACATGCTTTATCTCCGCAGTTTCTTCAGCGCATTATCAAATCGCTTTGCGAGCGCTTGGCTGAAGCGATTCAATGACGCTTCCGCGTTATCCATGTAGGCGCGAGTCAGATACTTCTGAGCACGCTGGCCGCGCCCTGGGCCTTTCGTTCCGAACTCAACGAAATGCCAGTAGTACGCTCCTGCCGTTCGAGCGCCAAAGAACCTGCCGCGTCCCTTCCTGCGCGTGCTCCGAACCGCGATCACGTACCGCTCGATCCCCGGCGATACGCCAGCCTTGCGCACCCTTGCAAGATAGATGCTTTTCTTCAGCAGACCTGGGAATGGCGTCCCGTGGCCAGTCGGGGCGTTTGCAATTGCGGCTTTCTTGATGACCTGCCCCGCATCGAACAGCGCGCCTCGAATTGGGCTGTCTCTACCCATCGACAAAACCTGTGGGACTCTGCGAATATTTTCGAGAGTTTTTTCGAGTCCAGTGATTTTGACGAACTTGGTTGTCATCCTTCGTTTATTCCCGCGCGGATCTGCATCTCAACGACACGACTAGCAGCCTTGTCATCCGTAATTGCCTTGATGTCGTAGTTCACCCCATCAATGACAACTCTGAATTCAACGCCTATCGCGTTCTTACTGACCGTCTCTGCACGGATCACCATGATGTAATCTCGCGGAGACTGCAGTTCATCAGCGACGATTGGCTCTTTCAGTCGCTCTGATAGGTTTTGCTTTTTCAGACCAACCCATGCGCGGCACGCGGTCTGCCATGTCGTCTCAATGCTTCCTGACACGCGCGTATTGATCGGGCGCTGAAATACTGCGCGCCTATCAAAGAACCTCGCGTCTGTGTAGTTCCTGTCGCTCATACTCTTGGCACCGCGAACCGATCAACAAGCCTGTCGTAGACGCCGCGAAGCGCCTCCATGTCAGTCGGGCGCATGTAGTCGTACCCCATCTGGACCTGGACCAGACACGCCTGCTTGAGCCCTCCCGGAACTCCTGATCGATCAGAGAGATCAGACGGGCTTCCTGGCGCCTCATAGCCGGCCCTGTACCTGACGATCACAGCGTCCTCTCGCGGGTAGACGGATGGCCATGTCTGACCATCAGCAAGTGCGATTCGCGGCACCATGCCGCCTTCCACGAAATAGACATCCGGAGATAGCGTCTGAATTGCGTTGTTCTCGTCGTAGTAGCGAATCGACGTGACGGAGATGATCGGCGGGCGAAGCAACTCAACGCAGAACCATCTTGCATAAAGGTCTAGCGTCTGCGGCATCAGGCACCTACGGGTGTCATTTTCAACCTGCTGTCGAGCGGACTCGATCAGCATGTTGAATATGTTGTCGTGCTCATGCTCTGCGGGCGAGAATGACGTGTCGATTCTCAGCCAGTCATAGACATCCCGGAGCGATATTGGCTCTGCCTGCGGCGGGGTGGTGACTGCGATTTTCATTGCTCCCCCGTCCAGAGTTCTGCGTGCTCAGATTCGACCATGCTCGGCACGCCAAGCGTGTAGTGAGCGATGCACGGTTTCTCTGGCTTCGGCTGCACACCGACAAGCCAGTTCCACTCGTGGGGCAATTCTCCGATCTCTTCGTCAGCCAGCCAGTAGAACGCATGCAAGTCGCGCCCAGGTCGCCGGTTGATGTCTTCAATCGACAGGCGTCTGTTCGATTGATGGTTGCAGTTGAACAGCACCACTGAAGACCAGTTCTTGCGGGCATATGCGACTTGCGGCTGGTTGTCCATCTTGATGCCGCACACGTTTCGCATCTGATGCTTGACGACCATCACGGCATAGGCAGGGTCGGCCAACTTCATCAGTTCCGCGACGTCCTCAAGGAACACGACGTCGCAGTCAACGAACAGCGCCCACCCATCCTGAGCAAGCAGCGGAGTCAGGAAGCGCGAGTTTGAGAACTCAGTCGCGCACGGAGCCGACGAGTTCAAATCCCATATCACGCCACCACGGTTGTCGATAGGGCGCGTCAGGAGGCCCGAGTCTCGCAGCCGCGAGGCATCGAGGGTGGTGACGCATACGGGGATCGTGGAACGCTTGAGGAGGCTCTTGACCGTCACGATGTAGGCATCGTGCTCGCGCCTGTCGTAGCCGACGAAGACCTTCAGGGCTTCTTGGCTTCTATCCTCATGTCGCGGTTCTTCCGCTTGCCGTGGAATTGCGGTGAGCATTCTGTGACCTCTACGAATCCTGCCTGCTTCATGACGGAGGCGAGTTCTTTCGGGAGCCATCCCCACTTGTGCATCATAAGTGGGTTCCTGAGAGAGTGGTCGCCGAATATGCCCTGCCTTCCTTCCTGATGCGGGGCGCCATTCACGAACGCACGGCAGCACTTCATCAGGTCAGGAAGTTCAAGGACGATCTTGCCTCCGGGCTTCAGCAATCTCTTCCACTCAGCCAAGATCGCCGGAACCTCCCAAATGAAAAAGTGCTCGATGACATGGATAGCCATCAAATCATCGGCGCATGAATCTGGAAGCGGAATACTTCTGATGTCGCACGTGACATCTGCATCGCCATCGCAATCTATCGAGATCCATCCGTCGTGCCTTTTCTTTCCAGCGCCGATGTTGAGACGGACAGGATGTGATTCCAGCATTCCTTGGACTCTTCCGGGCGCCACTGCCACCATGCCAGCGCACTCAGGAATCTCATCCTCTCCGCAATCGTTGGATTGGTTGGATTGCATATATCATCTCCATACAAAGCGGCAGCGGCGCCGTCGCTACAGACAACAGGGACTCCAGCAATGCATGCGTCAACTGCAACATTGCTGTGATGGACTACAACCATGCGCGAGCCACGAATAACAGACTCTATCGGAGAATTGGCGTCAACCTTTACGCCTTTTAGCAGCTCAGTTGCACCCTGCTTTGGGCGATAAATAATTCTTGCGCCAGGAAACGATCTCTGAATGTTATTGAGCGCCCTCGTTTCCCAATCAGTACCATTGTATCCGTACTGCCATCTACTCTTGCGCCCCATGCCGCAAAGAACGATATGGCCATTTGGGTTGAAGTCATTGCGTAATGGTTTACCAAAACGCGCCCATCGCGATTCGTCGGTGTTGTGCCACAGAAGTTTCTGCGGGTGCTCCGCGTTTATCGTCAGCCGCATCGGGTATGAGCGCGAGTCTTGCCTGCCGAAATAGCCAAGATCCCATCCCGCTGCAATTCTCCCTGACGCGATGTGAGTGTCAAACCACGGCTTTTTAAGCGGACTGCCAAAGCCGTAGATCATCAGGATGTCGCACTTTCCAGCATACTGCTTCGTTACGACATTGCGAATACCAAGTGATCTTGCGGCATCACGCATTCCCTCAAGCATGCGCTGCCCCTTGGCATTCATTTTGTCGTCAATCACAATCTCAACTGACGTATCCACGATGAATACTCCGAGGCAACAGATTCGAGTGAGATTGCCGAGTGAATAAATTCGTTGTGTATCTTTTGCCTTGTATCCTGTCGCTCAAGCCAATCGAACGCCATAGATAACTGATACTTGTTGTCGGCCCAATACTCGGCACCGCACATTGTCTCCAGATAGCCAGACTCCCTGTTTCCAACAAACGGGGTTCCAGATGCATGTGCGTTTGCAAGTTTGACATTCGACTTCCAGTGTCGCGGCGCATAACCTCCATGGACGTCCGGATCGCGAAGCGCAACAACGATGTCGAATGACGCAAGAGCATCAGGCCCGGATGCGCAGGAGAATGACCACCCCCTGTCACGGCATTGCTGCTGGATGATCTTTCCCCATTGCGACACGTAGTTTGCACCACCCTCGTATCCGACAACCGCGATTTGATCTCTGATTGGGTTGATCGCGATTCCTGGGCGCCCGTGGTGCGGGATCCACTTCACCGGAACCTTGACGAAATCCATGAAGTCGCTTGCCATCTTGCGCGTTGCCGCAATGATCGCTGCGGGATTGATCTGCTTCACCATGTCCTGCGCCCAATGAATGCACATCGAGCGGTCCCACAGGTTTCCATATGGCTGCGGCCACGAATCCACCACGTCCCAAATGATCGGCTTGTTAAGGCGATGGCACTCCGCAACTATCGACTCGAACGGCCGCTTTACAAGCACGACAGCATCGCTAACTCGAATCGACGACTCTGATGCCTGTGCAATCACAGTCTGGCCCATCGCGGTTCCTAATTGCTCACCGCGAATCTTCCAAGAGCCAGACTTGCCCTTGCCTGTCAGTAAGACATTCATTTGACACCGAACATGAACACTTCGGTTCTTGCCATGAATTTCTTCCCTTCGACATCGATCTTCGGGATCTTGCCTTTGATGTCGATCTCTCCGTCGCTATAGCAGTGCGCCGTCACAACTGAACTCAATCCCTTGAACAACTCAGAGATCCCTTCCGCCGTGAATCTCCAGTAGTCGCTCGGGTAATTGTGGACCCTCCATATGAAGGGAACTTGGACCACAATAGTTCCACCACTAGCAAGCGCTGATCTCAGGTTTCTCGCGATGATCCATGGGCGCCTTGCATGCTCAAGGACGCTAAGGCACTCAATGTGGTCGAACAGTCCGAGCGACTTCATCTCAGAAAGGTCTTCGAGGTTCGCCACGCGATCAACGGAGTCGCCTGGAATCTGATCGATCCCGATGCAATTGCGATACCTCTTCCTGCGATCCTCCTTCCCGGTGTCATACAGGTTTGAGCCGCAAACAAGGGTTCGTCTCTGCTCAAAATCTGCGATCCCAAACATCCCCCTGCACATGTCGACAAAGCGATCAATCGGCTCTGCTACGTTAACGTCCATCGCTCAATCCTGTGAAAGTAGTGTCGAAAACGCGAACCCGGACTCTATCTCAGATACGCGCCACATGGCCCATGCCATCCTGCGAAAAGTGTGCAACCTTGCACAGTCGCTCCTGAGCGGGGCGCCGCCGATGGCGCTGATCGGCATCGATGCTGGCGCGCCAATCCATCTGTCGAACGAATGGAACACGGGAATTCCCATAGCCAGAGCCTTGATCGCAGCGCCGCTTCCCCAAGTGACGACGCATGCGGCGTTGGCCAGGTCCCTCTCCATTGGAGCGCACGCGCCAGAGTTGCCTGGGTGCGGCCTGATGCGTGCCTTGATGCCCTTGCGCTCCAGCATGCGCAACGTCATGTGCGGCCAGTCGTGAGGCATTGCAACTGACCTCGGGCCTATCCCACGCTGCGGCAGTAGGACTACCTCTCCAGGGCCATCCCTCCACTCGCCGAAGGTAAATCCGATGGAATCCCACCGCGCGTCATCAACGTGCTTCCACTGACCGGCGCCGTTGTGATGCGACAGTGATGCTGCGTACCACCTGTCTCCCGCAAAGTCATTCCCGAGATAGCCATTCTCCATCACAATAACTTTCGCGCCGCGCCTCTCCGCTGCGGTGGCAACTTCGTCTCGCCATCCGTAGCGATTCCACATCACGATGACCGATGCCTTCTCATGCTCATTTGTCATCTTGCAACCAATGGCCCTAAGGCCAGAGCGAACGGCGTCGGCTCTATAATGCGGCATGTCTCTTACGAGAGAACACCCGATCATTTACTTATCGGCCTTTGTCAGTTCAAGAGCCTGCTCTCTCGTAAACCCCTCAGCTATGAGCGCAAGATAATGGTATAGGGCTTGCGTGGATCGACGTTCGGCTTGTCCAGCTTCCCCAACAGGCATGACATGAGCAGCCGCACCCCTGCTCGGTTACTCATGCAGCGGC